TGTTAATCTTCCTGTGGGTGGGCAAAAAAGTTTTAAGAAAAAAAGATAGTGAAGCACAAATGTTTAATCGGAACTACGGCTATTGCTACTAACGTTTTGGCGCTTGGCGATGGGCGGTAAGCGATATGTACTTTTCCGCCTATTGCCAAACGGCTGTTAGCACCAGTTAAAGTGCGAAGGAATTAATAACTAAAAACTAATAATATGAATTGGATTAAAACAAAAGTACAGAAACCAGAAAGGCAACCAAATGTGAGATATTCACAAGTACCTTGCTTAGTTTATTACAAAGGACAAGTAATGATACTACAATTTAATCACGAACACGAATGTTGGGATGATGAAGATGGTGATGATTATTGCTGTGATATTGAAAGCGTAGAACATTGGATGCCTTTACCGACTCCACCGAGCGTTGGCTAATTGGTGCTAACAAAAAACTAGGTGCAGTTTTAATTGCACTTAGTGACTGTTATCGGTAGTTAAAAACAAATAGAAATGAAAATATTAATATTTATATCCCACATAATCCTATCTCCAGTTTACCTTTGTTGGTATCTGGAGGTTATGGATTACTTACTACATAGAAGATGAAAAAAAATAGACTACCTAGAAAAACAAAAAAGAAATGGAGTAAAATTGGCAGAGCAATTTGTAAAGCTAATGGACACAAATATATTTCTTTCGGTAAGATTAGGATAAAAAAATCTTAAAAAAAGTTAGAATTTACAAAATTTGATTATATTTGCCTTTGTTACTGTGTAACAACTGTGTAAATTAAATCTGAAAAATGAGTAAATTCAAAACTGTATTGGTTAAAATATCTTCGATAAAACCAAACGAAAACAATCCCCGAATTATTAAGGACGACAAGTTTAAATCACTTGTTCAAAGTGTAACCGATTTTCCAGAAATGCTAGAAATCCGCCCTATTGTTGTAAACGAGGACGGAATTATCATTGGTGGCAATATGAGATACCGTGCTTGCCTCGAGGCAGGAATAACGGAGGTGCCAGTAATCAAATTAGTTGGTATGTCGCAAGAGAAACAAAATGAGTTTCTGATTAAGGACAATGTTGCAGGAGGTGAATGGGATTGGGATGCATTGGCAAATAATTGGGATAGTGAAGATCTGAAAGATTGGGGTTTGCAGGTATGGCAAACGAACCTGGAGGATATGAATTTTGATTCAACTGCCAACACTAGCAAAGAGGAAAAGGAAAAGGATAATAGTCCGAGAACTACAGACGACAACTATTCCACATTTGAACTGATTATGTTACACGAAAACAAATTGGATTTACTCGACACTTTAAATAAAGTTAAAAACGAATTCCTATTTGAAAAGCAGGAAGATGCATTGATGGAAATATTAAGAGTTTACAATAAAAAATAATATGAAAAACAGAGAAAACGCAAGTTTCATCAACTTTAAAAATGATGAGGTAGGTTTGTTATTTGATGATAGCACTAATGAAAAATATCCTATAAAATATTACAACGTATTAAACGGCATCGGGTTTGAATCAAAGCCTAACAGTTCGTATTATGGTTTTGTGTATTCTGGAACTACTGAAATTATATCTGACGGCAGACCGAAAGGAAGTATAGCTAAGGGTATGTATTTTTCAATAGCAGGTGAATTTATTATTAATCCGTCTTGCGAAAGCAAAGTTATTTTAATTGAGGTTCTGCAGGACAAAGGTATTTATCCAAAAAATAAGTACAAAGCAGTTTATACTATTGGTGGTCCAATAGAAGAAAGCGGAAGATTAAATTATATTGACGGTTGTACCGATAGTTTATTAATCCCTCCAGTTAAACTTGGCGACCCTTGTTTTAATCATTTGCATTTCCCTACAAACATTGAGCAAACTCCACATACTCATCCAAGCCATAGAATAGGAATTGTTGCCAGAGGTAAAGGTATTTGTGTTACTCCGTTTGGTAATCTTCCTTTAGAGGAGGGAATGATTTTCGTAATCAAAGAATGGGATGGAGTAAGCTTTGAAAAAGCAGAGGACGGTAACGTTTACGAAATAGGTAACCATTGCTTTTATACACAAGAGGAGGGAATGGACGTTATTGCTTTCCATCCCGATTCAGACTTTGGTCCACAAGATGAAAACCATCCAATGATTAACAGAACCATTGTAAAAGGTATTTCAGCAAATTCTATTGATACAATTAGAACAAAATAATTATGGCACACGTAAGAAAAAAAGAGTACATCGATACCAACGTTTACGATGAGGCAATAAAAAGGATTAGCTATTTATACGATTCTTTTGACAAGGTTGTTGTGTCGTTTTCTGGAGGTAAGGATAGTACTGCAGTTTTAAATTGCGCATTGAAAGTTGCTCGAGAGAAAAACAAATTGCCATTGAAAGTTGTTTTCTTTGATGAGGAGGCTATCCATCCGCCAACCATCGAATACGTTAAGCGTGTTGCTGAAAATCCAGAAATCGATTTGGAATGGTATTGCTTAGAATTCAAACACAGAAACGCTTGCTCAAATGAAGAACCATTTTGGTACACTTGGGATGAGGATAAAAAAGATTTGTGGGTAAGGGAACTACCTACTGGCGTAAAACTAATTACTTCGCATCCGAAATTCAAAAAAGGAATGTCGTTCCAAGAGTTTAGCCCGTACTTATACGAAAGAAACCAAGGACGTATTGCAATGCTTACTGGAATTAGAACGCAAGAAAGTTTACGCAGATACCAGGTTATATCCAAAAAGAAAAATGATGCTTATATAAATTCAACTGCAGAGGCAGGACAAAACCAGTACCGTGCTTTTCCTATCTACGACTGGAGCAGCGAGGACGTGTGGTTGGCAGTACATAAATTTGGGTGGGATTATAACAGAACATACGATGTATTTAATCAGACAAAATTGTTTGGTGACTTTTTGCACCAACGTGTTTGTCCTCCTTATGGAGAAGAACCATTAAGAGGGTTGTGGGTTTATTCGGAATGTTTTCCAGAAATGTGGCACAAGATGATTGAGCGTGTTCAAGGTGTATCAACTGCTTGGCGTTATGGCAATACAGAATTGTATGCATCCGCAAAATCGAAACCAGAAAATATGCAATGGTCTCAATACATTAAAATTATTGTTGACAGTTACGATCACGATTCAAAAAAGGAAGTGCAAGACACTATCAATAAATATATCCAAGGCCATTTCAAAAAATCTAAAATGAAAGTGGAGGAAGAAACTCCTAATCCTATTACTGGCATTAGTTGGAAGTGGCTTTGTACTATTGCTATCAGAGGGGATTTTAAAGGTCGTCAAGGGGGAATGATGAATACAAATGCTGCAAAGGAAAGAGAAAGATTGGGTATTACATTAGAGGAGGCAATTAAATTGTATAAATAATGGACAGAGAACAAGCAATAGAATTTATTAATAGCTGCCAATTTAAAGAGGCTAAAAGTTATTCGGAAACTTATCCACATTGGTACACTACAAGAACATTAGTCAATAACGATGCTGACTTTGAGGCTTTTTTAAAATTCTGCAGAGAAAATTCAATCCTTAAAAAATTTTATTCAAAGCAATATTTATATTTGGAGTTGGAGGGTTTTGAGTATTGGGAAATGGGGAGACCAATAAAGTGTGTTGAAGTTTTAAACAAAGCTATCATAAACGACAATGCCTATTACAGATATCCTGCTCCATCAAAAGAGGCAGGAGATTTTTTGAAACGTAAATTAAATTTAAGGGACGAGTATCTGGAAAAGCTATTGAAACTGGAGGCACCAACCGAAATTAATTTGCAGGAGATTGCTTTCCTAATGAATACAGAAAGAAGAATACACGGTGGAGGAAAAAACATAATCGACCATTCAGAATTAGAAATCAAATACAAATAAAATGAAACCACAACCATTAAATGAAATCAGTTGGATTGATAGAAATCTATTAAAGCCAAACAACTACAACCCGAATAAGGTTGCACCTCCAGAATTAAAGTTATTAAAAATCTCTATCTTAGAGGACGGATGGACGCAGCCTATTGTTATAAACCCAGACTTTACGATTGTAGATGGCTTTCACCGTTGGACGGTTTCGGGACACAAAGAAATTTTTGAGTTGACAGACGGCAAAGTACCGACTGTAATGGTTCATCCTAAAGATGCAGCCCAACAACAAATGGCTACAATACGTCACAACCGTGCAAGAGGAACACACGGTGTTTTAGAAATGAGTAATATTGTTACGGATATGGTAAAGCAGGGATTAAGCGGTGACGAGATTATGAAACGATTAATGATGGAGAAAGAGGAAGTTGTACGATTATTGTTCCGTGCAGGAATACCAAAAAGTGATGTGTTTAACGACAAAGGTTTTTCAACCGCTTGGCAACCTAAATAAAAATACCAATGGCTAATAAAGATAATCTAAAGCATCTTGTTCCTTTCAAAAAGGGATTTGATCCACGAAGAAATATAAAGGGACAACCCCCGAAGATTCCTGCAATAGATACTTTACTGGCAGAGGTATTGGGTGAGGAAAAGGACGGAGTTTCTGCAGCTAAGGCTATCCTAATGGCTTTACGTGCTAAGGCATCTAAAGGTGATGTTCGGGCTGCAGAGGCTTTACTTGATAGGGCTTATGGAAAATCTACTCAGATTGTTGACCATACAGTTGCTTTAAATTACGATGAATTTATTGAAAAAATTACCAATGCTTAAATCAGATTTACCAATAGAACCTTATACAATAGCCGAGGCTTTAGTTTGTATAAATGCGGAATTGAAATCCAAAGGCAGGCATAAAATTGGCTCCAGTCACTTCAATAATTTGATTTACAATATTGTTAAAGTGGAACGGATAAAGGTTAAAAAGAAACCAGTATCAATCCACTACAACTCTATAGTTGATATTTATAACCACATCAACACAAAACGCTATCCAAAGAATAGAAAAACTAGGTGCAAATAATCCCAATATATTTCAGACACTTTAAACAGAATGCCAAAGAAAGATTTGTAGGATTAGTTGGAAGTTCAAGGTCTGGCAAAACTTATTCGGGACTTCAATGGTTATTCTTTTTAGCTCAAATGGGCATCAAATTTGAATGTACTGTTGTTGGTCGTTCTATTCCTTTTTTACGTGACGGAGCCGTTAATTCCTTTCGGGAAATAGCAAACGGTTACACAATTATACGCTCACCCTTTAGCGTAAAAATAAAAAATGCCTCTTTCCTATTTCGTTCCTTTGAAAATGAAAACGATGCTAAGGGAGCGGAAAGAGATTTCCTTTACCTAAACGAATGTAATGACTTGGAATATAAAGTTGTTCAACAATTAATTATGAGAACAAGGATTCAAACGATTGTGGATTTTAACCCTACAAAACGATTTTGGATTGACGAATATACTTCTGGCAGCAACCTATTAAAAACAACCTGGAAAGACAATCCATATTTAGCAGAATCCCAAAAGGAAAACTTTGCAGCAATAAAACATAGAGCAGAATTACCAAATGCATCTGCTTACGACAAGTATCTTTATTCCGTGTTCTATTTGGGCGAGTATGGAGATATGCGAGGCAATGTTTTTGGCAGGCTATCAGAATGTACGGTTGCTGAATACGAAAGTTTAACCAAACATAGTCGCAAGCTTTACGGTTTGGATTTTGGTTTCAGTCAAGATCCTTGCGCATTAATTGAAATGTCAATGGTACTTGGAGTTATTTATATCAGATACCTGCTTTATCAAAACCAACTAAACGACTTCCAGTTATCCGAAATACTGAAAGAATATTGTGATGCCAGTAACCCAATAGTTTGTGACTTCGGAGGCGGAGGTGATGCTAGGATGTCAAACATATTTCAGTTAACTGGTCTGACTTTAGTCAAGGCCACAAAGGGACCAAACTCAATTAAAACTGGAGTAGAATTATTGAATACTTATCCTATTGTGGTTTGTGGCGAACACGCAATGAAAGAATTTAGCAGCTATGAATTTGTAGATGATTCATTTTCCGAAAAGGACAACCACGGTATTGATAGTGCTAGATATGCCATTGACTATGCAGTCCGTGCCAATTACTTTAATATTAGTTAACTATTTTATTTATTTTTATATCGTGACTGAAAAAGAGATAGTTAAGGACGAATTAACTCAAATGATTGGTAGGATTGCCAATAATTTGGATAGTACTGGAACGAGTGCAAGTGGTCGTACTGCTAAATCTATGTTTGTTGAAGATACTGAATTTGGCGTTATTGTTTGGACTTCCAGAAGATATTTTAAGGGTGTTGAAATAGGCAGACCTGCAGGAGGTGTTCCAAAAGGCTTTAATCAGATTATCAAACAATGGATTTTGGATAAGGGTATTACAGTCACTCAGTTACCTTATAAACGAAAACCATCTGCTAACTGGCAACCCAAATATAGTGTTCCAGAACGGTCGCTAATTATGGCTGCAGGTGCTATTGCAAGTAACATTAAAAGCAAAGGAACTGGATTGCATCAAAGTGGAGGACGTTCCGATATTTACAGTCAAGAAATAGAAACTACCGTTGGCAATATTAAAAAACGCTTGGCATCGGAAGTGATTGCACAAATTAAATCAAACATTAGGAAGTAATGGCACAAGAGAAAGAAGAAATATTAATCGAGATTGTAGTTTCAAATGAGGCTGCAGCCAAAACTATTTTTGAAAACCAACAAAGCATTGAGCGTTTAAAGCAAACGCAAATAGAATTGACAAAGGCTCGCAAAGAGGGAACTATTACCGAAGAAGAATACAGTAAAAAAAGTACTGCAGTAAAGGTTGCCATTGATAGCCAGAAAGAATCCATACGTCAAAACGAAAAGGAATTAAGAAATAACATTAAAAGCCAAAAGGAAAACACGGATAGCTTGGCAGCAATGAGAGCGCAATTATCCAATAGTGTTAAAGAGTTTGATAATTTAAGTAAAGCTGAAAGGGAAAGCGCAAGAGGGCAAGAATTACAAAAGAGTATTGCAGATACCGTTGAACAATTAAACGAGGCAGAGCAGGCAACGGGACGCTTTCAGAGGCAAATAGGAAACTATCCCGAGGGAATGGGTAAGGCAGGGCAAGGAATAAATCAAGTTACTGGTTTTTTAGGAAAAATGTCCGACCAGGTTAGTGTTGTAAGTCCAAAATTAGGAGGTATGATTTCATCTTTCGGAGGTTTTGCAGCAAAGGCAAGCGGTGTTTCTGAAAGTGTTGCGGATATGAGTTCAAACATTTCGCAAAGTGGTGAGGCAATGGGTTCCATTGAGGGCTTTGCAGGAAAAGCATCTGGAAGTTTAGATAATTTAGCAACCACTTCTGGAACTGCAGCAAAGGCATCTACTGGAGCATTTAGTTCTATTGCCTCAGGTGCAAGGGCCTTAGGTACGGTATTTTTAACCCCTCCCATCATAATTATTGCAGCGGTTGTAGGTGCAATCGTTGCTGCTTTTGCATTATTGAAAAAAGGATTTAATCAAAATGATGAGGCAGCGGATAAATTAGAAAATGCAATGAGTATTTTGCAACCTATCTTTCACGCTGTTGGTGAACTAGCATCTTTTTTAGCTAATGCCATAGGAACATTAGTTGAATTTATGGCTGATGGAATTGCAACAATAGTTGATTTTACTGCAGGATTATTTGGTATTGAAACTGGAATGAGTGCTGCAGCCCAAGAGGCAAAAAATTTATTACAAGCTGAAAGGGATTTAGAGGATGCAGAAACTGAGTTTATAGTTACCGCTGCAGATAGAGCGTTAAAGAAATCAAAATTACTGGCAGATGTTGCTAATAAAGAAAAGTTTACTGCAGAACAAAGGATAGCTTTATTGAAAGATGCAAACGCATTGGATTTAAAAGATTTAGAAGACAAGAAAAAATTTGCAGATGAAAGCTTACGTATTATAGAGGCTAAGGCAAAAGCAGAAAATAAAGCAACACACGAAGTTGAATTAGAAATAGCAAACGCTAGAGCAAGACAATTAAATACTGAAAGGGAATACTTTGATGGATTAAAGGATCTTAATAAAAAATTAGCTGCAGCTGAAAATGAATTGGCAGCGGAACAAAAAGCTAATTATGAAAAGTGGAAACAGATACACGATGAAAAGTTAAGTAAGGAAAAGGCTGCTATCAGACAACTGGAGGATTTAGTTATCCAACAAATAAAAGATGATTTTCAACGTCAGATACAAGCAGAAGAAACTAAAACTAAACGTGCAAATGAAGATTTACTAATAAGATTAAATACAGAAAAGAATTTAACTGCAAAGGCAAGGCAGGCAATTAGTGATGCTATTATTGAGAATAATAATATACTAAACGATAAGGTAAATGAATTGACTGAAAAATCTCTGGAGGAAAACATTAAAAAAGAGATTGACGCCAAGACAAAGGAAAACGAGGCAAAATTACAGTTAGCAGAAAAGGGAAGTCAAGAAGAATTAAATATTAAGATTGCTAAACTTACTCTGCAACGTGATGCTCAATTATCAAATGATAATTTAACTAATGTAGAAAGATTAGCTATTGAGGATAAATATAATAAGGATTCACAAGCGTTAAATGATTCGTATTTAATATCAAGAGAACAAAGATTAATGGAGTCTTTTGATAAAGAGTTTAAATTAAGAATATTAAATGCTGAAAATAATAATATAGCTTTAGAGGAACAAAAAGCTATTGAATTAGAAAGCGCAATTTTAGAGGCTGAGAATTTAAAAAACTTAGATGCTGAAACAAAGGCAGCATTATACCAGACACAATTAGATTACGAAATTGCAATAGCAGAAAGCCAAAAGAAAATTATAATTGCACAAGAAAATGTTACTGCAGCGCAACTAACATCTTTAGTTTCTTTTAACGCAGCTATGACTAGTATAAGCCAGTCAATCGGAACAATTATAAGCAATTTAGCAGAAGATAGTTATGAGGCCGCACAATTTCAAAGGGCTTTAGCAATATTTAATATCGGGATTGCATTATCTGAATCAATTGCAGGTGTTACAAAAATGGCAGCGACTAAATCAGTTACTGTTTTTGATATGTTAGCAACTATTTTAGCAGGAACGGCATCTGTTGCATCTAGTATTGCAGGAGCAAAAAAAGCGTTTAACGAAAGCCCTATGCCTAAAAAACCTGCATTTGCATTTGGGGGGTTAGTTAGCGGACCTGGCAGCGGAACAAGTGATTCGATTGATGCTAAATTAAGCAATGGAGAAAGTGTTTTAAATGCAAATAGTACTGCAATGTTCTCGCCATTATTAAGTGCCTTAAACCAAGCAGGAGGCGGTGTAGGTTTCGGGCAACAACAAGTTAGTAATCAATTGCAGGGTGAAGAAATGTTAGCTAGAGCATTTGCAAAAGGAGCATCAATGATTCCTCCTAATGTATTAACTTTGAAAGAATTTCACGCTGCAAACGACAGATACGTTTCATTAAAAGAATTATAAGATGAGAATTTTTACAGACCCAAGCACAATGTATATTGAATATCCAGACAATTTAGTTTTTTCTGGAGATCTTAATAGAATTTCAATTACAAAAAATACAACTGCAACACACGTCGAGATATCCTATTACCTTGGCGGTTATGAGTATAAAGAGAATTTATATTTTTTTGCAGATAGTGTTATATTTTCACTTTCTGAAACATTAAATTTAATTTTCGATAGAACGGAGAATTCAGACTTCGGAACATCACAATCATTTTCTTTTACTATTAAGCTTTACAATAACACATCACTAATTGATACAGAAAGTTTTTCAATTAATACTGTTATATTAGGTAAGCGCAGAGTATTTGATTTATTAGGTAATGTCCCAAACATTAATACTTTTGATTTTGATAGCAGTTTAGGTTTAATGGATTTTACCTATTACTTTGAATACCTTAGTAATGTTTATGTAGTTTTGGATTCTGGAGAAGAATTTATTGATAATTACCAAGGTATTACAACTATTAGTTTAGGAGGATTTACAGAGCATATTAATTATATTATTTGGAGGGTTACAAACTATATGTTAAATGCTAATTTTCAATATTTAGGCGGAAATAATTTTTGGACGAACATAGATGATTTTCCTGCTTGCTCTAGTATTTTTGAAATCACTACGTCTAATAAAATGCAATTTACGATACCAGATGCAAGTTGTGGAACACAAATGGAGGTTAAATATATTGGACGTAATTTTGTAGAGGGACAACAATATACTGTATTAGTAAATATTGATGCTATTAACAACCCAAGTGGTAATACTATGTTCTTAAAGGTTGCCATTGGAGGAAACGAAAGTACTGCTATTAATACAACTGGCATATCCTCTGTTTCTGTTACTGCAGGACCAGGAGGATTGCTAAAATTAATTGGTTATATGGATGCAGATACTAGCGGTTACGGATCACACGGATTTAGTATTGTAAGCATAGTTGTTTCAGATACAATAGTTCATAGGATAGATTTAGATTATAACTGTAGTGGTGTTGGTGAAAAATTAAAAATAAGATTTAAAAATCGTTTTGGATTATGGAGATATTATTCAGTAACTAAAAAAACAGAAAACATCACATCAACTAAAGGGATTAGCTTATTATTTTCAGATAACAATTATACTGAATTAAATAATTTATTTACTGAGCAAGGAAAAGAGTATAATCAGTCAATACAAGTATTTAAAGAAAGTGTAAGCAAAGAGGTTGCTAATGATTTTAGTGATATTATTTATACAGATCACATACATTTGTTTGATAATATAAATGAGAATTGGCTGCCAGTAAAGGTTAATACAAATGCTTTTAATATTATTGAAAAAGAAAATTTATTTGATATATCTTTAAATTTATTACTACAATCAAACAATGAGTAAACTTTTATTTATAATAGACGGACAGAAAGTAGACATTGATAAAAGCATTGATTTTACTAGAATTTATAGGGGATTAGAAACAACAGATACAAAGAAAAATAATTATTCTTTGACTGTAAAATTTCCTTTTACATATAGAAATGATTTGATATTTAAACGTACAAATTCATTATCCTATAAATCTGATTTCCCTTACGAAACACATACTTGCGATGTTACTTCTAGTTCTGGAGTAATATTGATTAGTAAAGCTAATGTTAAATTATTGTCGACGACTGACTCTTACGAGTGCGCATTAACTTGGGATGATTTCGATTTCGTTGGTTCTATTATAAACAATCCTACAAAATTAGGAGTTTTTTTAAAAGACTTTCCGTTTGTTGAGTGGAATTACAACGACGTTGCGACTTACGACGAGGACAGTTATACAACGTTAAAAGCTAATACTTACGGATATTGTCGTTATACTCATTTTTACGGAAGCGACGAAAACCAACACTTTAACACTTATGCTCACCCTTTAGTAAATTTTAATTATTTACTCGGGTTAATTTTCGCAGAATACGGATTTAATTTAGACGTCCCAACAGTTAAAAACGATTTCTTACAAAAATTAATTATACGACCAAATAAAGAATTAGACATTTGCACAAATAATATTTTTGAGGCTCAGGTGCATTATACAACGGCTTATACGTCGTATATAAACGCTTTACAATTAGATTATAGGAGGAGCGCAGATTTAAGCCCTCTATCTCCTACATTTGGCAGGAATAGTTATTATTTCAAATCTTTTATGAGTAATTATGAGGGTGACGATGCGACGAATATCGACGACGGTTACGGAATGTTACCGCAGACAAAAAGATTTAAGGCTTATGCAAATACTTTCAACAATCAATTAGTTGTTACTGATTATGTAGTCACTACTGGCAGCACTCCAGATTTAGTAAGGTATCGTAACGGGGTTTTCACATTAATTCACTCGATAACTGGAAACGGAACATATACTTTTGACGCTCAGGATGGGGATTGGTTTTATTTTAAAATAATTGTTGCAGGCGATCAGTTTTTTAATTGCACAATAACAACTGCAATAGACGAAACGCTGACAACCCCTAATGAATTACATTTTCCGAGTTTATATCATATACCTACAAATATAGATTTGACCGTTGGGGAATTTGTCCGTGAGGCTTTAGACTTAACGTGCAGTCAATTAATTTACGACGTAAATAGTGATACTTATTATTTCAAAGATATACTAAACGAAAATTCTACTGCTTACGACATTACTGGAAAAATAACTTCTATAAAAGAGATAACATACGATACAAAATATGTTTATTCGAAATTAGCGCAGGAAAACTTTTTTAACTATTTAACTAAATTACCAATAGATGCTGACTACTCAGTACTCGCAAGTGATACAAGACTAATCCCAGAAAAAACATTTATCGACTCTAAATTTTCAACGTCGAGCACTCAAATAGGCGGTTATTACGACGGCTTTTGCATAGCACAAGAGCATAATTATGTTGCTGGCGATGAGTTTGTTTTATTTGTCGAGCAACCTTTACACTTACTTTGGAATGACTCAGTAAATAGCAAAATATTTTTCTCGAGTGATTTATTTATGGGAAATATATATTCTTTATTTTGGGAAAACTATTTTATCGATTTGCTTTCGTTGGTGCTTTCGGGGACTGTTAGGCTGTTAAAAGTTAATACCGAAATATCAGATATAGAATTTAAAAGAATTAATTTAAAGGGCTCTGTTTATATAAAAACTTACGGCAAATACTACGGCATAATCGAAGTAGCTAAAAACGGTGACTTTGCAGAATTCTTTTTATTAGAATTATACTAAAAGAAATACTTTTTGTAAAGTGATAAATTTGTCTGGTTGTATTTTGTAACACACTTGGCGTTATCACTCCAACCGTCCAACTGATAGGCAAAATGCTTTTTAGAAATATAAACGTTTAAGTTTTTACCAATATAGTGGTCTATTGGCTCCGTTCCGTTATAATCAATTATAGTTTGATAAGCCCTTTCGTTTACGATATAAAAATGGCAGCCTGCAAACTTTTGTATTTTGTTCCAGTATTTATCATCTGTATCAATTACTTTTCCAGAATAGCAGCCAAAAATCAATACATCAAAATCACTCGGTAAATTTTCAAGTAATTCATCAAAGTAAGGCTTAGAATTTTCTCGCAAACAGATATCATCTTCAATAATTAGAATGTTTTTTTGTTCCGTTTCATTTGCATACCTAATGCAGTTCTTATGGCTTTCTCTAATTGCCAATGTCGTGTTTTCTAAATTGCTTACGGCATTAGAAACTACAGTTTTAAATTCACCAAAAAATTTAGTCAGTTCCTTTCTGGAATGCTCTAAACGTTCTGTTCGTTTAGGAAGATTTATTAAGATTGAATTTATTTGCATTGAATTTTTTATTAAATACTTTGGCTTGTGCCATAGTTAGTTGGTAATTAGTTTCAGAATCCACTGTTTTTAGCGTATTGCTGCCATTGTCAACGTGATTTACTATTGAGGTAGGTATAAGTAGGTGCTCCACATTAATAGCCTTTAACTGTTCACAATATGCATCATCGGAACACCAAAAAGTGCAACAATCGTCAAGGCCTCCGAGTTTATCCCAAAGCTTTCTAGTAAAAACTATTGCCCAACCTGATAACTCTTTTGCTATTCCATAACCTACAACTGGCTCAGTAGTGGTAAACCATTGCCTTTGACTTTGTGATGTATGGCTGATAGGTGAGCAGGAAAATAGATCTTGTCCTTTGTAATGTTTTAGGATTTCTTCAAACCAGTTTTCATCAAAAATAACATCGTTATTAAACACTCCGATTAATTCGCTGCAGTTAAATAAAATTCCATAATTAGCAAATTGATTATAATTAAATGGAGCGATTATACTAATAGTTTTCACTCCTAAAAATTGGTTATAATCAATATCTGACACACTTTCAATTACAAGTATATTAAAGTTTTCTGAGCCTTTAGATGCCAGTAAGCTATTCAAACAATTAGCAGTTAGTTGGTAGTGCTTATCAGTTTTAGCATAGGATAAAATTACAATATCTATTTTCATCTTCTTTTGTTTTTTAAGTGTTGTTGGGTTTCTGTAGTGGATTGATGATAATTGTAATAGTACAATGTTTCACTTAAATTTAATTCCGTTTTGATTAATGGAGCCAATCTTTTACTGTAATCAGAATCCTCACCGTAAAGAATATCTTTGTACTTAACCTGGAGTGCCAGTTCTCGCTTAACACACATTATATGGTTTGGCAGCCTAAAATATCCGTCTGCAGTATTGAAATCAAATGAGTTTGCGATACTATAATGGCAGGGTTTGTACGGACCATTATTTAGTGAAACGTCAACAATAAAATTAATCACATCAACATTATTTTCGTCAATGGCCTTAACCAGTTGCGTAACATAATTTAGGCTTATTTTATCATCATCATCAATAAAAGTTATATAGTCACCTGCAGCTGCATCCACTAAATTATTCCTTTTTGTACCTAGCATCCGCTTTTTGTTGTCGTACAAATACAGTACCTCAACATCTTCTATCCCCTCTACTTGTCGATTTAATTCGTTTAATAATTCAATGGCTTTACCGTTGACAATTCTGGAGTGAACTCCGCAAACTAATACTGATAATTTCATAATCCAAAAATAGTAAATAATAGTATAAATTAGTATTTATTTTTACATCAAACTTAAAAAAAAAAGAAAATGGCAATTACTTTATGTGGCTCATTAGTGAGCGAAAATATTTCACCTAGTTGTGATAATCCGATTTTAACTGGCATTGAATCGGTTGGTATGATATTAAACCGTGACGATGTTGATTTTGCAAACGTTGTTAAAAACGGAACTCGCAAAAATGTTATTGAAACATTAGCAGTAAAGGTTGGCAAAAAAGCCTATTCTATTTATATCCCAAGCAACACGCCATTTAACGGTACAAAAATTTCGATGGCAACTGGAGTAAATTCGAACAAATTTAATTCAGAGGTTGCTTTTACCGTTTTAAATAATGATCCAGACGTAACGGCTGACATTATCGATGGTTTAGCAAACGGAACGTATGTTGTAGTTATCCAAAATAAATACAACAACACGGACAAAGCAAGTACTCCAAGTGATTCTGTTTTCCAAGTATTTGGATTTGAGAAAGGATTACGTGCAACTGCTATCGAGAACGATAAATATTCTGCAGATACTGACGGTGGTTGGTCTGTAGTATTAACGGAGGAATTGCACCCTAAAGCAGGACACTTCTTGTACGATACTGATTACGCTACAACTTTAGCAAAATTTGAGGCGTTAACAAACGTAGCAACTTCTTAGTGAACAACCAAGACATATTTGATAATCTGAAAGCCCTGCAATTAAGGGCTTTTAGTTTATCTAAGCAGGACAAGAAAGATATTGAAAATTTATCATTAGATTTGAAAATTGATTTTGTAAAGCGAAAAAATTGTCAGAATTGTTATGCCGACCAAATAATTAGATTACTGATTGAGGTTAAAAAAAGCCTTATTGTAGTTGAAAATTTAAACTGCCAGTATATGGTTATCGGTGACAAAGACGTTACAATAAGAGGCAAAAGAATAAACAATAACACTATTACAGATGAGTTAGCGGAATGGCTTATTAGAGTTTATCCGTATCACTCGAAATACATTAAAAGAAAATGAGTTTTATTTTTGGATATGCAACGGGGATAGCTACAGTAATTGTAGCTTTAGTTATTTTAGTGGTAATCGGTAAAGCAAAACAAAGTTATGACAATTCTAAGCATAAGTGATTTAAAAAATTTAATGGACGTTTCTTTTCACAAAAGGGACGAAACAATAACTGCAGCCATCGAGGCCGTTGAAATGTCGTATGTAAAAAAATATTTTAAAGAGGAAGTTTATACTTTCATTTTAAAAAATACTATTGCATCACCAAGCAACACGTTTGCGGATTTAATTGTTGACGGTGGTTTTTATGAGGACGAGGACGGTAAAGAATATTACATTAATGGATTAAATAAAACGATTGCACTATTAGCTTATTGTGATTTATTAATTAATCAAACTGTAGTAACCAGGTTTGGAGCAGTAAATAAAAATGATAGCTATTCATTTAAACCAGATTTTTCCAGTATATTAGAGCAGGTTAGTAGATACAGAAAAACTGCTTTATTATACCTGCAGGATATTGATACTATGCTTAGAGTTTACAACATCACTCCAAGCGACACGGATATTACAGATTTATTAACTGCTTACCGTTTAGAATGTGTAGGTAAAATTGAGGGAATTTTGAACGAATGGATATAGGTTTCGGAAAATATAAGATAAGTATTAGAAATACCAATACTGCAATAGTATCTGGAGATTCTAAGGCATTAATAGTTGGAGGCAATATGTTTGGCAATCTAAACTTATTGACTAATTACAAATTTGCAGATGTAATTTTATACCAATTAATCCAGAAGATTATTGATGCAATGAGTGGTATTGTTTGGACGATGCAAGGGACTGAATTAACATTGCTGCAGGCTAATCTAAAAATCATTTTTGAAAAGAATTTTGGAGACTTTTACAAGGCCTTATACTTTAATGGTATGGCAGTATTCGTTGTAAATTTTGATACACAACACGTCAAGCTATTAAAGGAAAACAAGTATAAAATAGAAACAGACGGCTCAATAACTTTAGATAAAGAATTTGAGGGTTACCGTGTTTTTGTTACCTATTCGGAAACCTATAAAATGTTTGGCAAAACAGATTACGAAACTTGTAAGGATATGTATTTGCATATTGATAATTTGATGAATGCAATAAATTGCACTACTGAAAATTTAGGTGCAATGGGTATTTTAAGTCCCGAAAGTGTATCTGGAGTGATGACGAATTTAGGGGATAAGGAACGAGAAAAGCTACAAACTGAATGGCGAGAAAAGTATGGTTTAAAGGTTGGCAAGTGGTCAATCCTAATGACACAAACCCCAACTAAATTCCAACAAATTAATTTACCGATCAAAGATTTAGAACTAACACAAAAATTAGAGAATGCAGTTAAGATTCTGGCAGGCTATCACAAAGTACCTTATGAATTGGTTGCACTATCGGGACAAAGCACCTATGCAAATAGAAAAGAGGCAATGAATGAATTAATCGATTTAACCTGCAAAGCTTATGCGAATAAATTATTTGATATTGCCAGTCAGATTTTCTTTACAAAACCTATTAAAGTAAATTACATATTTGAAAAAATAATCACAAACAATGGAACAACTATTTAAAATAAACAACGCAACCACTTACAAATTTGATAAAGTAGGTGAAGATGCAACAACTTTGAAATATATCATCAAAGGTGATGTGTCGCATTATGGAGTTAGAAATGAGAATTACGAAATAGACAACAAAGGTTGTTTTTCTAAGCATTTAAAAAAGGTGAAAGAAAATAATTCTGCTATTCCATTGGTATTAAACCACAACGATTCGGATGCTGAAACTATTGGTAAATTTGTCGAGTTTGAGGACGGAGATACTTACCTATGGGGTTCTGCAGAATTGGTAAAAACTCCTTATATAATTAATGAGGTTGTTCCAAAGATTGAGGCAGGAATTTATCCGTGCTTTAGTACTTACGGTTGGGCAACACAAGGCAGTTGGAATAATGAGAAAGAGGCTTTTATTGTGGACGAGGCGGTTTTAATGAATGTATCTCTGGTTTCGCAAGGCGCTGACTTAAGAGCAAAAGCAACTTTGCAGCAACTTAAAAACAAATTTGAGGTTAAAGAAACCACAAAAAAAACTTTTATTTTTAATTTTAAATAAAAGTATAAATTAGTATTTATTTTTACGACAATTAAAAACATAAAAACAACAATAATGAAAAAAAATACAAAACTTGTTGCACTTTTTAAAGAATTAAAAAACTCTTTAAGTGCTGAAACCAAAACAGAAGTTATGGCAGCATTTGAGGCAGCTATTGCAGAGGCAGAATCAGCAGAGGCTGAGGTTACTAAAGATGATTTAATCACATTAGTAGAATCTAAACTTGCAGGATTAGCAACTGTAGAACAAATGGCTGAAATGCAAAATATGATTAACAACAAATTCACTATGAAAAACCAAACTGAATATTTAAAAACTAAAAAATCTTTAACGGATTTTTACAACGTAATTAAAAACTCGAGTCGTGATACTTACAAAGAGAATTGGGCTAAGGTTTGTAAAACAGAAATCAAAAACGACATCGACCCAGACGGCGTTTTATTACCTGCAGCGATCACAACTGCAATTATTGATAACATCAATAAGGCAGGAACATTATTTTCTTTGTTAAACAAAACTGGTTTAAAATCTATCAAGGTTCCAGTAAACACTTTAGCAGAAGATGCAACAACTGGTCGTGCAGGTCGCCATACAAAAGGAACTACAAAGGACGCACAAGTTTGGGATTTAGCACCAAAAACAATTTTAGCGCAAGCAATTTTCAAATTGTTGCCAGTTGATTACGAAACTTTACGCCAGGTTGAAGATGAGGCTGCTTTAGTTCGTTACATCGTTGCTGAGTTAACAAACTTTTGGACTAAAGAAGTTGAAATGGCAATTTTAGTTGGGGACGGACGTTCGACTTCTGATTCTCGTCACATCACTTCTTTTGAAACTATTGCGGTTTCAGCATCAACGGATTACATTACAGTTGTGGATAACACGGCATCCCCTGCAGTTCCTACAATGGAATTAGTACGTGAGGCAGTAGACTCTATCGAGTCTGAGGGACGTTTAGTATTAGTAATGTCAAAACAAAATAAGACTTTATTAGCCAAGCATATTTACGCAACTGGAGGTACAACTCGTTACGCAAGTGATGCTGAGTTAGCAGGTCAATTAGGTGTTGATGAAATTATTATTAACAAACACGTAAACGCAGCGAATGGCGCTTTAGCTATTGTGTTGGACGTTGATGCTTACAATGTTGTAGGTGATACTACTCCAGAACAAATCAATCAATACGACATCTATAAAAACCAAAATGTTTTCGAATTAGTTGGTTTAGCAGGAGGTGGTTTAGTAAGATTGAAATCTGCAGCGGTTGTGAAACCATAAAAATTAATTACAAATTTTTACCTAGAAAGGGTGGGTTAACGCTCACCCTTTTTTATTAAGATGAAAATAACTAAGACTACAAAACTATCTGAGTGTTCAAGTATCATCACGCAAGATGATATAAATACGATTGAAAGTAAAGTGGATGATAGTTATATAAAAAAGTTTCCTAGCATAGTAAACAATACCGTTGGTGAATTCATAATGTTATTAAGAGGGGACCAGGAATATTTAAAGGAATTCTTTTTGAAAAACGAAAACGATATTACTGTTTACGAATATTGCGCAAAACTAAAGCATCTAAAAAAGGAAATAACTAAGGTTTCAGACCACTTAAAAAATTTAAGTATCAAACAGACGGTAAACGAGATTGAGGCTGCCAAAGGTGTCCTTTTCCCCTCTTTCGAGGAAAATATTTTGATATACTGCCAACAAAAGTTCTTTCTTAATTCGATAAGACAAGCGGAAGAAATTTTACTATGTGATTTTCTTTTGCTGAAAAAAAATGATATGGCAAATATTAAATTTGAAAAGAATTTAAGAAAAATAACCGAACCAAAATTTAAAAAATGAGTTTCTACGATAAAATAAAAACGATTGCCAGTACAATGTCTGGTTACAATGTTATTGTTGACACTTCAAACGGTGCAAATGTAGAATTTGATAGGTTGGAAATGCCTGCAATTTTAATTCTTATTCAACAATCTGGAACATACAACACGGCAAACTCACACTATAGAGATTCATCAAATGTAAGAATTGTTATTTTTAATAAAATACCTCAAGGTTTTAAGAGTACTGATATTGATACGATTAAAGAAACTCTAAAAGAGGATTTGGTAAGATTGCACCACAAGATCAGATACAATTTTGATTTCAAAATAAATTCAATCAATCTGAATTACGATTTAGTTTACGATGAATACGATGCTAATTTATTTGGTGTTGTAATGAATGATGTAATAACTGAACGTGTTGGATTAAATTTAGCGTGCTTTAATACGCCACAACCACAACAATTCACTGTTGAAATAAAGGACCAGGACGGCAATATAATAGAAACTTTTACATCAAGCGGTGAATACTTTGTTACTTTATTCAGCGGCGTAAGTGATACAATTACAAATAATGTTACAACAATTTTAGACGATATAATATAATGGGAATAGTTAATGGCAGCCTACAATTAGGTTATAAAGATAATGCTTGGTTTACAGCCAATGCTAGTTTAGTTTTATTAGTAGGTCAAATAGTTTATTTAGAACAAACGGGCACTTATAAAATAGGTAATGGCGTAACGGCTTTAAGTGCTTTATCTTTTTTAGGCGGTGGTAGTGGCTCTGGCGTTCAATCAGTAAGCGGTACAAACGTAGATAATACTGATCCTTTGAATCCAATAGTATTAGAGCAAACAACAATAGCTGGTGAAACTATTGAAACACAAAACAATAAAGGTCAAGCAAATGGATACGTAGAATTAGATGGCTCGAATAGGATTCTATTCCCTGCTCAGGCAAACCCTAGTGTAAAATCAATTATCAGAAATATTAATGCTACTTCTAGAAATTATATATTTCCAGATTCAAACGGAACGGTGGCATTAACTACTGATATACCCAGTATTGCTGGATTAATTAAAGTAATTGCAAAAGATATAGCAACAAGTTCAGCTTTAACTGGAACAACTGCAATAACATTACTTAGGTCAATTTTGATTCCTGCTAATACATTTACAACGGGCGATGTTTGCCGAATATTTAATAGGTCAATTAGAAGTACTGCAACAGGTTCAGCTACAAATTACATTTATATAAATACAAGTGCTAGTCTATCTGGAGCTACTTTAGTTGGAACGCAAACAGCGGGGAGTCGTTTTTACGGTATGGAACGTAATTTATATATAAAGTCTTCAACAGTTAGTGAAACTGTTGATACTTCTACTTCAGTAAGTGGTGATTCGGTTGCGGTACAACCAGTGGCAAACTCAAATCTTAATATAGATTGGACTGTAAATCAATATATCATTCATGCTTTTGCTAATGCTGCAACAGGAAATAGCACGGTTTCAAGCGGTTTAATTGTTCAAAAAATGTAAAATGGAAATAGATTTAAAAAAAATAGTTTGGGTTCAAGTGATTAATGAAAATCAAAGTCATATTAATATTGATGGTGATGGGATTAAATTATTAGAGTTTGATAAAATGGATATTAATAATATTACTTATAAGAATAGTAATGATTTTGTAACCGTAAATAATTTAACCATTTTAGACAATGGCATTTAAGTTTAACGAGATAACTTTTGATTTAAAGGATATACTTCTAATCGTTGGATTAGTAGCAGGATATTTCAATTTTAAATCAGAGCAAAAAGAACAATTTACTCAGTTAAAAAGTGAGATACAGCAAATAATAGCGGATAACAAAATCCAAGAAATTAAATTTAACGCTAAATTTGATTTGCTAAGTAAACCAACAAGC